ACTAGATTCTACATGCGCAGTGATCGGAGCAGCGGGCTCTGTTTCACCGTTGTCAAAACCGTTCTCATGGCGATACAAATAGTTGCCAGGGCCAGTAGCCAAGGGGAACTCACGCACACCTTGGTCTAGCCAAGCCGAGCGGTCCAAGTTTCCATAGTACCAAACCTGTTGCTGGTAGTTGTAAACAACGTATCTGTTATTCTCTTCGCTGTTGGCCGATGGATAGAACCACCACACCTCTGCAAACAAGCTGTTCACGCCTGCGGTTACTTTCTCCGCCTGCGCTTCGTTGAAGTCGTTAAATACATAGTCCAGAACAGTACAGGCAATCCGCTGCACTGTACCACCGTAAGCGTAAAACTCTCGCTTACCCATCCAGAACACGTTGTCTTCCACAGCAGTAACGGCCAACGGACCTCGGATCGTGATGTTCTCAGACACCGAGTTCAAACCAAAGGTAAACGGAGCACCAAGGAACTGCATCGTATACAAGCTACGATCCGTGAAGACCAAGATCTCCTGACGAGTTTCAACAGCAGTAATAATCTCGGACCCAGAGCCGAGGCGCAAGTCCCCAGCCGTGTTGGTCGCCGTAGCGTTCCACGTTATCAAAGATTCTTGGTCCGAGAACCGAATCAACAACGGATCCTGCACACCGGGGGTGTCTTCGCTGTCACAGCCAAACGCAATGATGTGACGGTTCTGATCAGAAACCATAACTTGTTTTGCTACTGTGGGCGTAGTGTTGGCGTTAGCTAACGAGCTTAGTTCAACGGCAGGTCGTGTTAACGGGTCGCTCAAAGAAGCATCCCAGTAATAAATCCCGCCATCTCGAACATTCATGATCAGATCTTCGCCGAAGTTATCGTGCGACCAAACCCGCAATGTGTCTGTTACAACAGTAAGTTGCGCGGCAGAGCCCCAAGCATCTCGGCTCCAAGTACCTGCACCCCAACCATTTCCAAGAACGGTGGTGTTTAGACCCACGTTGATTTGGTAGGTGCCGACAGTTGCTGAACCGCCGTTACCAGAATCCGAAGCCGTAGCGTTTACTGTCGTGGGTGTGTAGACTCCGTCAACAGTGATGTCGGTGACCGAAGCAACCTCTCTTGCAAGAATAATATAGTTGTTCGAGTCCACAATCGTGTTGACTTGGTACTCTTGGTTTAAGATCGCAGCGGTAATGTTACCACCTAAAGACACGGCATCAGTAAACGTAACGAAATCGTTTTCCACTGCGCCGTGACTGACATCTGTGACCTGTATCTCGCTTGATCCTGTAACCGCAGTAAACGTAATGTCTCCCGCCGCAGTCGTAGAGCGAATAGGCGTTACGTCGTAATACGCGCCACCTTGGTTGATGTAGTATTTAAACGCGGTTCCCACACCTAAGTACTGATCCAAGTCCAGCGTTACCCAAGGGTGCAACGCACGAGCCGAACCAAGGAACGAGTTGTTCGAATCCTTAACCCAACCGCCGATCTTTTCAGGGTAGCCAAACCGAAACCTAACCTTGTCCATGTCAAACCAGCCGCCTTCGTTAGAGTACGAAGTCGTTTCCTTGTTAATCCCTGGTTTGAACTGGAGTTTGGTTAGGGGCATTTCTATCCTACAGCTTCGTCAATACTACTTGACCGTGTGTTCCAGCAGAACCTAGTCCCACGTTGACCTTGTTCCCTGCATCGGACTTAACGTATGAAATTGCCCCGTAACCAAGATGTCGATTGCTGTAGTCGTTGTCCTTCTTCGCAAACCCACCTTTGTACCCGCCGCCGCCGCCGCCTTCATAGGGAGTCGCAGTGCCGCCGCCGCCAAACCCCCCACCTATCCCGTTATACCCGCCCGAGTTGCCAGTCCAATTTTGCTGGTTCGTGCCCGTGATGTCATAATTTGCACCTTTGCCGTCGTTGCCGTTATCCGACCCTATTCCTTTAGCGTGCTGCCCAGCTGGAGAACCGTCTCCGTTTACCCCATTTGCTTGCCAACCTGCTCCGTTTGACCCACGGCCTTGCCCGTCGGTGGCGGCGGGGTCGGAAGCACCGGGTGCTCGTCCATCTGGATCTCGCACCGAGTGCTCTTCCCATGAACCCCCGTTGCCACCTGCTGCTGCCATTAGTAACGTCTCACTTCCGGCGTCTTCTGTGAACACAAAAGATCCACCTCCGCCCGGGCCACCTTGGTTGCTAGTTCTAACAACCGTTTGGCCCATCTGCCCCACGAGGATATATAGGTGCGTTCCTTCGTCGAGACTAAAATCGGCTCTATGTTGATAACCGAACCCAGGGCCATTGCCCGCCTGGGGAGTAGAACCTGAAATCGGACCCCCTGCCGCACCTCTTGCTTCAATACGATAGGTACCGGTCTTGGGAATTGTAAACTTTTGAGCGTTATAGCTTGTGTCAAGGGTAAAAAACGAGGAGTTGCTTGCCCAAGTTGTACTGCTATAAGCTGATGTCAAGTTTGATAGCGTTGGCCCCAGTGCTCCCGCAGAAGTAGCGTTAGTAAAAGTGTGGGACGTGAAGTTGAATAAACCACCCCCACCACCGCCGGGGTTAAACCCACGGGCCGAGCCGCCCCCAAACGAAGCAAGCATGGGAGCGTACAGAATCTGCGGTTTTTTAGGAACTAGAAAACTCATGAGCCGTATCTCCTAATTACGCGAACTGCGTTTGTGAAGCCAGAACCGTGAACGTAGCATCGGCGGTCTTGATGATCGTGAACGTATATACGTCGATACTAGAAGCGTTGCCCCCGGTCGGTGCAGAACCACCAGACCATTTTGGCGTCACCGTCGAGCCGTCTACCTGATAAGCGTTGAAATAGTAAGCCGTGGTTCCTTGAGTGGATAGGATAGAACCTGTAACCGACTGTCCTACCGCAAGGTTCGCGTTTACGTTAGTGAAGTTGATCGTCCGGTTAGCCGTTTGGTTAGCCGTTAAGTAACTTACCCCTTGCGCCGTTGTATCAAAAGTAAACGTGCCCGTTGTTGAGGTAAACGTATTAACATACTCGTACACTTCCTCGATGTCCAAGGTGCCATCTACAGTAACGCCGTCAGTGACCGCGGTGCCTGTGACATCGATGCCTGTTGAGGTTGTGGCGATTTTAGAAGAGGAGTTATGATAAAGAATAACCTCTCCACCATCCACCGCCCTAATAGCGTTCTTGTTTCCCGCTGCATTCTGCAACCAAAAACTCGTTGCCTGCACCTTTAAATCCCCTGTGCCAACATCTCGGATAAAGCTGTCGCTACCTGAGTGGAACATTGTCATGTCACCGCCAGTGCCGAAACTCAAAACGTCGTTGTCATCGAACCGAACGTCTCCACTTGCATCCGCGGTAACAGTCTTAGACGCTTGAACAACACCCAGCGTCGTGATGTCGTTGTAGTTGATCTCAGCAGCAGTGGCCGTCAAACCAAGGTTCGTGAGCGCAGTTGTAGCACTCGCCAAGTCTGACAGGTTGTTCGATGCAGCCAGAGCCCCGAAGTCAGAAGACATATCGGTAACCGCGGCTCCTGCACCGCCGCCGTCGCAGTAGATAATACGAGACTCGCCATTTGGAACTGTGACGTTGGACCCTGTACCCTGTGAGAACACTGCGCTCTGACCAGAGCCGTTTTTCACAAAATAAAGTTTCTGCGCGTCATTCGGCGCAACAGTGATGGTGTTCGTCCCAGAAGGAGAGCCGCCCAAAACCAGAACCTTAAACATCCCGTCAGACAGCGTACCGTCTGTGGTCGTTAAAGTGTGCGTCGTACCCGAAAGCGTGATAGACCCAACGCCGTTTGTAATACGGTCAAGAATGTCGAAGTTTGTGTTGGTTGACGTACCCCATGTACCGGACTCGTCACCTGTGGCGATTTTCTTAATACCGCCGTTTGTTGTGTAAGTAGCCATATCGTTATCCTCTAAGCTGCTATCTCTGTCCAAACGACGGTGGCGTCTGGATCGATGTTACTCCAAACTAGCACAGATCCTACGACTCCGCTAGTCACTAAGCCAGTAACACTAACAACAGCGTCACCTTCTACTGCAGGGCGCGTTACTTCCCCTGTTGCGGACAAGCCGCTTACAAAAATTCGTGCGATGCCTTTGGCCTCGACCTGGCCGACCTCGCCATTCGGAGCGATACCGTCTGGGAAGACATTCGCATCACCGATCATGGTAAGCTGTCCAGGTACACCAGTATTTTCAACACCCGTGGGCAACACGTTAATACCCGTGCCCCCTGTAACAGTGACCGAGCCTACGTTTGTTGTGGCCTCAAGTCCTGTTGCTGGAACAACAGCACCACCTGAATGCGTAACCTGACCGACTTGACCTGTCGCTGAAATACCAAGACTTACGCCCCAAGAACCTTCGCCCCAAGAACCTCGACTCCATCCTCCAAAAGGCACCGTTACACCGGAGCCTTCAAGAACAGAAACAGTGCCTACAGAGCCCGTAGCCTCAACACCCGTAACATCTAAAACTTGATCCGTAACAGCGGTCACTGCGCCAACTTCCGCGGCGGACTCAAGTCCCGTGGGCGAGACATTCGCCCCACCAGTGGTTGTAACCGAATCAACGGATGCCGTGGCACCCAAACCCGTAACGCTTAAAACTTGATCCGTAACAAGCGTAACTTGTCCAACGGAGCCCGCGGCCTGAAGACCTGTCGTAGGCGCAAGAGACGTACCTGTAATAGATACTGACCCCACGGCCATGGTAGCTTCCACGCCTGTAGGCCTATAAATGGAAACGATGTTTACAACTTGGGATTCGCCCCAAGCGCCTTGTCCCCAAGCGCCGCCACCCCAACCGGAGCCACCTACAAATCCAGTAGCAGCAGGCATCGGAACAGAGTCACCCCAGGCGTCTTCGCCCCAAGTGCCTTGTCCCCAAGCCCCACCTACTCCTGCAAAAACAGTGACATCAGTCATCGGCTTATCCTATCTTAGGCGATACGGATAATAGCGTTTGATGCGTCCGCTGTTGGGAATACGATCTGGAAATCCCCTGATGTAGATGATTTGTCTGAACCAAAGTCCAAGACAACAACAGTGTCCGTAGTGCCTGAACCACCACCTGTTTGCGTGTTGTAGATCAACGCGCCACGAGCAGTAATCGTCGCAGACGTAAACGTGATGTCGTCAAAGTCTGTAAACGCTGTGGTCGAAGACGATGTCGGCGTGACGTTTGTCAACGTGCCACCACCAGCAGAATACGAACCAGACGCAGCTACTTCGTCAGTAGCCGTGTAGTCTGTAGTCGCTGCGGTAAACGAAGCATTGTTGTCGTACAGAGCGATCTTAAAAGCGTCCTGTCCGTTAGTAAAATCGTGTTGACCTTTCAAGAGTTCTACCTTGAAAGACGTACACATGAAGTTTCCAGTAAAGGCCATGGTTATAGTCTCCTTATGAGTTCAGCCAGATCGGGATGTCCCGCGTCTTTAAGTGTGTTATACACTGTTGTGCGGTCACTGCGAATAGCCTGCCGCATATAATATGCAACAACCTTTTCGATGTGCTTAGAGAAAGCACGGGCTTGGTCCCTAATACCCGGATGGGTACTGTCGGAGACCGAAATCACTTTTGCAACGCATTGCTCCGCTAATTCTTCCGGAGTAAAGCCTCGGTTCTCGGTGGTTTTAACGCCAACGATGGGGTTAGTCTTATCAACTTCTACCTTAAACTCAAACATTATTGTTTAGCCCTTATAACTCTACCAGTACGATACTCGTCGGTAGTTTCTTTAGCTTCACCCAGCATTTTAAGGCCAATCAACGACTCTTGGAAGCGTTTATCGTAAACACCCATCAGATTTGGATCACCCTTCATGTAAACATACGCCTCGATCAACGACGCATATAGCAGAGTTAACTCTGCATTTTTACTCAGCCAAGTCGTGCCCGTGTCCGCAAGAGCCGTTATGCTCTGCGGACGGTAGTAATAGTGCAACTCCATCAAATACGAGGCTTCTGGAGTCGGAGCCAACAAGAAATTATCAACGTCGAAGATCGCATAGTACCGAGGTGTACCCTCTGTCGTAGCATCCGGCGTGTACGTTTGAAGAAAGCTCACGTCTTTGAACTCAACGAAAACCTTATCACTTGTAGCCGGATCCACA